GTTCCTCTACTGTCTAGGTGTTGCCACAGTCGAAGAGGTTTTGAAACGTTGCACCGGCTTCGTTGCAGTAATCATTGCCATTGAAGCTGCACTCAAGCTCGGTGCACGGTTTCTGTCTGACGACGGTGTGGTCACTTACCCCGCAGCCATGTCACTGCTTTGGACCGTGGTCGGCCATATAGCCCTTTTTCTCTGTCCTCTTGCCATCGCAATTCCCCTGCACACGTTCATCAACATGGCAGTGCGTGCGTTCGATGCAGGCCAGGAGGAGTGTGATGAGGCTTTTGTCGCCGTTCAGCTCGAACACATGCTCGACTCCCATTATGATGATGACACGTTTGAGATGATCGGTAGCGAGTACACTGACTCCCAAGACCGCTCCGGGCTCATGTACGACATCGGCCCCGAATCTTTTCCTGTTGAGGAACACCCCAGCTTCGCAACCGACAAGGGCAGTGCCAACCGCAAGGTTATGCTCATCGACTGCCCAACGACCCGCGGCCTCGTCAATACCGACGATTCCCTCAGGAGTTTGGCGTCTATGGTACGCTTGCGATTCATGAAAGAACCCGACTTTACGCCGGATGAGGAGGTCTGGGGCCTCCTCACGTCATATGTGCATGATCAAGCTAAGTCCATTGTTGCCATATGCGGTCCGCTCGTTCCATTCAACGGTTCTGAGGTTCGCAAGCATGTCCACGAACGCCCCTGGCCGCGTGCGCTCAAAATTCGGGCCCTCATGGCATTGGACCATTACGATGGCGTTGTCTCAGACCCGATGGGCAGGAACATCATGGCCAAAAAGGAGATCCTCCCTGACAACCTCAAACTAAACCTCGACGGTGACCCGTTCAGCCTCTTTGCCAAGACGCGTCCCATTTGCGTGTCAGCACCCGGTGACCTCCCACTCTTGTACATCCAACCTCGTATCAAGAGCTTGTTGAGCACAAGCTGGTTTTGGACCACATCATGCGGCCGCTGGACCGGGCCATGCCCGGCCTGGGAGGACTACTCCTGTGACGTTCTATCCCTCACCTATATGTCGTCCCCGCACCCACTCCGCCTTGACGCATGGATGCGCCTCGCACGCCGACACAATGGGATCCACGTCATCCTCCATGGTGACGACACGTACGCCGTCCTTGTTCGCGGCCCGACTGTTGAGTCACTGTGCGACTTCGAGCTCGACGCGGCAATGTGCGACGCCTCTTGCCGCCACCGTTTCCAACAATGTTTTGTCGAGTTCGTAGAGGAGTTGTCCGTGAATGACGTCCTTGTTGGATGCCTCATGGCACGTCAGCTCAACAACCTCACTGGCCGTTTCAGGCTCCAACGCCGGGATGTCAAGCTTTGGTTCCGCAAGCCCGAGTCATGCACGAACACCGGAGAGATCCTCACCGCCCTCAAGGCTATGGCACAAATGCTCTTTTCCGTTATGGAGTACACCCGCCGCCCGCTTCGAAGTGACTGGAAATCCACTTTTCCCAAGGACATAGTTGGCGTTGGCGCTGACCTTGGGTTCTGCTACGAGTCCCACGTCGTCGGATGGAGCCCAGTTGGCTCCTGCACGTTCCTCGCCGGGCGCTTTGTCACATGCGGAGACGTGATAACGCATGTCACTGACAAGTTCATCAAGACATTCCTGGTCCTTCCCGACTACGTCTCAATCTTCCCAAAAGACCCGTGCCAGGTTGCGCTCGCCAAGCTCTGCCGTGCGATATCTGCCGACCCGGACCTTAGCGCACCCCTCTCGGCCGATCTTTTCGCAAGCTGCTTCATCGCACCGCCAGCGCCAATGACACGAAGGGTGCCGTCGAACAGTACAGGGACCACCTGAGCCACACTGACCCCTATGCTCTTGAGATGTATGACGTGCGTACGGCGGTCTCCATTGACGTCGGCACGTGCTTCGGCCTCCCGCCTCGCAGTGCCACTGTCGCAAGAGACCAGATTCATCTGGATGAGCAAAGCTACAATGAGCACCTCTGTCTCGTGGCCGGCCATTTTGGTCAGGATGGATGTCTTTGGATGTCCCAGGAGTTTGGACTCAGAAAGCTGTTTTCCACGACTTTGCAATTAATGCATGGCAGTCCTCTGCCACACCGCGATAGCCTCGATTTTCTAGCCTATCGCCGCTACCAGAAGTCCATAGATCGTAGCAACACGACCGTCGGCGCCAGCCTTGACCTTATCGGCGCCGCCATCGTTCTGGGGAAGAAATTTTCTTCACAACTGAACATGAAGAAGAAAACCACTTCAAACAAACCAACCGCCCGCAGCACAGCCGTCAAAGGTGCTTCACGGAAGATGGTTTCTAAGATCAGCCACAACCCCGCGGCCATTCAGAAGAAATCTGACACCGCCATGATGCGGCATAGCTTTAAGGAACCAACGAAGCAGCTCTCCAACAAGCTTGACAGCGCCGGCCATGGGATAGCCAATTACCTCGCTGGTCTCACAAGCCCGGAAGGACCGTGCGAACCGCCTTTCAACGTGGCCGAGTTTGAGCTTTACGAGCAGCCCTATGAGTACACTTTTGAGGGCACCGTCACTGCTTCAACGGGTGATGCCACGAAGATGGTTTACGTGGCAGCGACACCTGACGGTTGGCTCGAAAACGCCAACAACGGTGGAGCCGCTGAGACCTTTTGCGCCTACACCACTGGCGGCTATCCTGTGTTCACAAGTCTGGCCGCGCCCACTGCGACAATCGCGGCCGCGCAGAACTCCGGTTTGGACCACGCCAAGTTCCAGCTGCCTGTTCTTGACGGTGGGTTCACTGTCGGCCTGCGGTTCAGGCTTACCGCCATAATCATGGAGGTGTGGTCTGACGCCCCGTTGCAGACTGCCCAAGGCGACATCGTCTTGGCAGTCTGTTGTGGGGAGGAGGCCCTTTACGACGGTGCCCTCAATGGCGCCACCCTGGCGTCCATTCTCGGTTACCCGCAGGACTACGTGCGCACCAGCACCTTCCCTTTATCCAACTGGAAAGGGGTTGCGAGCGCCCACATCACACCTTACAACAACTCATGCTTTGAATTCCAGCAGGCTATTGCCACCGGCAACACCCTATCTGGTAAG